CGGCCACGAAGACGCCTGTCAGTACAGGAACCAGAAGCCCGAAGGCGCGGCCGTGGAACTGGCCGACGCCGTGATCCGGATCGCGGACCTGTGCGGCCACCTGGGAATCGACCTGGACGCCGTGATCGCGGAGAAGATGGCCTACAACGCCGGCCGCCCCTATAAGCACGGGAAGCGGTTCTGAAAGGCGGCGACACCATGAATCAAGTTCAACTGATCGGCCGAATGGCCCGTGAACCGGAATTAAGGCGCACGGAGAAGGGGACGCCCGTCGTGTCCTTCGCCCTGGCCGTCGACCGCCGCTTCCAGCGTGACACCGTGGATTTTGTGGACTGCGTGGCATGGCGCGGGACGGCGGAGTTCGTGAACAAGTATTTCCGAAAGGGGAAGCGCGTCGCCCTGACCGGTTCGATCCAGGTCCGGAAGTGGAAGGACAAGGAAGGCAACGACCGGAAGACGGTCGAAGTGGTCGCCGACTCCGTGGAGTTCGCCGACGGCAAGGACCAGGGCGCCGGTTCCTACGCCGCTGACCAGATGGCCGCCGCCGCGGACCAGCAGTTCACAGAGGTCGAAGACGACGACGGAGAACTTCCGTTCTGACACACCCCAGAAGAAAGGCGGTGAAACGCATGGATCAGAATGAAAAGGAAGAGAAGCGGAAAGCCTGGGTGCGCTTCCGCGTCATGGACGTCCTTCGCAACCACGACCAGGAAGCGCGCGTCATAGAATCCCAGATCGCGGCGGAGCGGGCCGCCCTGGCTGAAGACCTGAAGGAAATCCTGGAATCCGCCTTCCCTTCCAGCCAGCTTTCCGACGCCGGCGTCCGCGTCCAGTCCTCCCCAGACCCAGACGCCCGAATGGTGAACATGGTCACACGGACGGAGAAGCGCCGGAACACCGCCGACCGCCGGATCGGCGCCCTGGAACGTCAGGCCCAGCAGATCGAAGACGTCCTGTCCGCGATCCTGGACATGGACAGTCAGTCGAAGTGCGTCCTTCTGGCCCTGTATTACCCCTTCCGATCCTACAAAGAAGCGGCCGACTTCCTCCACATGGCGAAGGCCACGATCTACCGCCAGAGGAAAACGGCCCTGGACTCCCTATTCGCTACCATGTATAAATCCGATTCCTTCCGCTGAAAGATGAATACAGGTGAATACACATGAGACTTTCAATCTGCAAATCCGTGTGGTAGAATTATAGTCGGGAACAGCGTGTTCCCCCTCCTTTTGAATAGGGTACAGAAAGACGTCCTTTCGGGGGCGTCTTTTTTGTACCCGCTTTCAGAGGATCACGAAGAAAGGACGGTGTGAATCATGGCGAAGATCACGAAGAAGAATGAAGTCTTCTGTGAAGAATATCTGATCGACCTGAACGCGACCCAGGCCGCGATCCGCGCCGGATATTCTCCGGATTCCGCGGGAAGTATTGGATTTGAATTGCTGAAGAAACCTGAAATTCGCGCGCGCATTGACCAGGCGATGGCCGAAAGGTCGAAGCGGACGGGGATCAACGCCGACCGCGTCCTTCGCGAACTGGGCCGGATCGCCTTCCTGAATCCGAAGGACGTGATCGACCTTGACACAGCGAAGGTCCTGGACACCGCAACCGAAGACGACCTGGCCGTGATCGCCGGCGTCAAGGTGAAGCAGACCCCGACAGAGTTAGGAACGAGCGTCGAGCGCGAAGTGAAGATGGCCGACAAGCTGAAGGCCCTGGAACTGTGCGGCCGCCACCTGGGAATGTTCAAGGACAATCCTGAAGCGAACGCCCCTGTGACGGTGGTGATCAACTATGACTACGGCGGCGAAGGTTGAGTTCAAGGCGACCGCCCAGTTCAACCCCGTCTTCCGCCCCGTCAACGAATGGCGCGGCCGCTACCGCATTTTGAAGGGATCGGCCGGTTCTGGGAAGTCCGTGAACATCGCCCAGGACTACATAGCGAAGCTATCCGACCCCGCCTATACCGGCGCGAACCTTCTGGTCGTCCGGAAAATCGAGGAAACGAACCGCGATTCCACCTTCGCGGAACTTCAGGCCGCGATCTACCGAATGTTCGGCCCCTACGCCGAACGCTTCTGGAAGGTCAACCTGAACCCCCTGGCCCTGGAATGTAAGATCACGGGGAACCGGATTATATTCCGCGGCGTGAAGGACCAGCGCCAGCGGGAGAAGGTGAAGTCCATCACCTTCAAAAACGGAAAACTGGTCTGGATATGGTGCGAGGAAGCGACGGAACTTCTTTCCGAAGACGTCGACATTCTGGACGACCGTCTTCGCGGCAAGCTGGACGGCATGAATCCGAACCTGTATTACCAGATCACAATGACCTTCAACCCCGTCAGCGCGACGCATTGGATCAAGGCCAGATACTTCGACAAGGCCGATCCGGACGTCCTGGCCCATCATTCCACCTATAAGACAAACCGGTTCATAGACCCCGCCTATTATCGCCGCATGGAGCGCCGCAAGGAAGAAGACCCTGAAGGGTATCGCGTCTATGGCCTTGGCGAATGGGGCGAACTGGGCGGCCTGATCCTGACGAACTTCGAAGTCCACGACTTCAAGGTCAACAGGGACGCCTTCGACGCCTTCTACTACGGCCAGGACTTCGGCTATAACCACGCGAACGCGATCCTGGGCGTCGGCTGGAAGGACGGAGAAGTCTATATCTGTTCCGAAATCTACGTCTTCGAGAAGGACACCGAAGAGATCATCGGCCTTGCAAATCAGGCGAAGGTCGACCGGCGTGTGGAAATGTTCTGTGATTCTGCGGAGCCGGACCGGATCAAGACCTGGCAGAAGGCCGGCTTCCGCGCCTACCCCGTGAAGAAAGAGCCTGGAAGCGTGAAGGCACAAATCGACTGGCTGAAGGGCCGGAAAATCCACATTCACCCTTCCTGTGTGAACGTCCTGAAGGAAGTTCAACAATGGAAGTGGAAAAAGGACCCGACCACGGGCCTTTACATCGACGAACCCGTGGAGTTCATGGACGACGCTATGGCGGCCCTTCGCTATTCCGTCGAACGACTCCGCCGCGGTTCCGCTATTGAAGTTTTGAAATAAGGGAGTGACACCACATGGCCGAATATTCCGTCATGGACCGGATCAACATGATTATTTCCGATCCGGACCACGCGACAATGACCCTGTCCCAGATCGTGACCGAAGAGATCAGGGAGTTCAAGGCGTCCGAGCAGTACGCGAACATGATCCAGGCCGAAGCCTATTACAGAAACCGGACCGACGTCCAGCGGAAGACGAACGACGTCGCGAACCGGTCGAATACCAGGATCGAACACCCGATTCTGAAGAAGCTGGTCGACCAGAAGGCGAACTACCTTCTGGGAAAGCCCTTCACCGTGGACACGAAGAACAGTTCCTACGGCGACGCCCTGAACGACGTCTTCGACCAGACCTTCCGCCGGAAGATCAAATCCCTGGGGAAGGGCGCCGTGAAATCCGGTATTGCATGGCTTCAGCCCTACTTCGACGACGGGAAACTGGCCTTCATGCGAATCCCGTCCGCGGAACTGGTCCCGATCTGGCGCGACGCGGAGCGAACGAAGCTGGACGCCTTTATTCGCTTCTATGACCAGGTGATCTACATCGGCACCAGAAAGCACACGATCACCCACGCCGAACTGTGGTGGACCGGCGGTGTCAAGTATTTCAAAACCGACGCCTTCGCCGGCACCATCGCCGGCGACTTTATCGTCGACACCGAACACGGCGACGAAACCAACGACTACACCGAACCCCATTTCACCGTCGGCAACAAGGCCTACAACTGGGACACCGTCCCGATCGTCTGGCTGAAGTACAACGAAGAGGAACTTCCCCTTTGCTACTTCATCAAGGACCTGATCGACGACATAAACTGGCAGACGTCCGTGACCGCCGACGTTCTCCGCGACGTGGCGAAGTTCATCTATATCCTGAAGAACTACGGCGGCCAGGACTTGGGCGAGTTCATCAAGGACCTGAAGGAACACATGGCGATCAAAGTCACCACCGACGGCGGTGTGGACAAACTTCAGGCCGATCTTAATATCGACGCCGTCATGGCCTTCCTGGATAAACAGCGACGCGACGTCTACGACTTCGCCGCGGCCGTCGACACGAAGGACCCTGACCTGGGGAACGCGTCCGGAACGGCGATCAATTTCCGCTATATGGACCTGTCGTCCGACTGCGATTCCCTGGCGACCGAACTGAAGGACACCTTCCAGCGCCTGAAACTGTTCATCGACGTTTACCTTCAGATCGCCGGCAAGGGCGACTTTTCTAAGGAAACTTTCGACATCGTCTTCAACATGGACCTTCCCGTCAACGAAACCGACGTGATCCAGAACGCCGTCGCCAGCGAAAGCCTTCTGTCGAAGCGGACGATCCTTCAGAACCACCCCTGGGTGACGGACGCCGACGAAGAAATGGAGCGGATCGACGCGGAGAAGAAGGCCGCTATGGAGGAATACGGCGAAGGCCTGTTCGGCGACGCCCTGGGCGCCGGCAAGGGCCAGAACGGCCAGGGCGACCCCGTGAATGGCGGTGGAGCCGATGGCAACGAATAACCGTGACTACTGGGCCGAACGCGCCCTTACGCGCGAGAACGAAGCCTATCTTCGCGGCGCGAACCTGTCGGGGAAAATGTTCAGGGAATACGAAGCCGCGGCGAAGTCGATCCGAAGACAGATCGACAGCTTCTATTCGAAGTACGCCAGCAAGTACGGCCTGACCTACGACCAGGCGGTCCGCCTTCTGTCCAGGAAGGAGTTCCAGGAGTGGAAGGCCACCCTGGGCGACTATGTCGCCACCATCGAAGCCACCACCGACCCCAGTGTGAAGGCGGTCCTGAAGGCACAACTGGACGCCCTGTCGGCGAACAGTTCCATTTCCCGCCTGGAAGCCCTTCAAGGTCAAATCGACCTGATCCTGAACGACCTGTGGAAACGCGGCGTCGAGCAGATGAAGGAAGAACTGGGCGAAGGCTTCGTCGAAGGCTACTACAAGAAATCCTATGACCTTCAAAGCCGTGCCGGATTCTACAATGAGATCGCGAAGATCGACGCTTCCGCCGTCGAAGACGCCGTGTCCTACCCCTGGTCCGGCGCTATGTTCTCCGATCGCCTGTGGCAGTCGAAACAGGCCCTGGTCTTCAACACCAGGGAGATCATCACCCAGGGCCTGATCCAGGGAAAAAGCGTGGGCGTCATGGCGTCCGCCCTTTCCTCCCGAATGGGCCAGTCCTACAAAAACGCCGAACGCCTGATCCGCACCGAAACCGCCCATATCCACGCAGAAGCCGACAGAAGGGCCTACAAGGAAGCCGGCGTCGCGGAATATGAATATATGGCCGCGGTCAACGAACGCACCTGTGACACTTGCGGCGGCCTGGACGGTCGGCGTTTTAAGGTGTCCGACGCGGAACCTGGCGTCAACTACCCGCCCATTCACCCGAACTGTCGCTGTACGACGGTCGAATATGACCCCGAAGAGGCCCTGGACTGGCTGAACAGCGGGGAGCCTATGCCGAAGCGGACCACCTATCAGGAGTGGTACAGCCGGCAGACGGCCGCAAACGGTCAAGGTTCGGTTGAAGTCGAACGGAAGAAGGCGTATAATATCAAGGCAGACCAGGAGCAATTCGACGCCTTCCTGGGCGTCCTTCCGGACGGCGAAGCCCCGCCCACCCTGGACGCCTTCCAGAACGTGAAATACACGAATCCGGAGAAATGGCGCCAGATGAAGGCGAAGGTCCGCCTTTACAACAGCACCGCCAGCCGCGGCACCCTTCCCGAAGCGGCGTCTGCGTCGGCACCCCAGGACAAACTTCAGGGCTACCTTTTGAACCATGAACACCCCCGCGGGAAGGAAAAGGCCCATGTGATCAACCAGGTCCTGGGCTACAATGTGGAAAACTGGGAAACCTTCCAGAAGAAACTTCTGACGGAGGTCCAGAAGTCCCCTGTGACGAAGACCGTACCCACGCAGTTCGGCGAACGGTACACCGTCCCCGTGATCCTGTACGGCCGGAAGGACCGGTTCCTTCGCCTGAACACCGTCTGGCAGATAGACACCGGCGGGAAGACCCCGCATTTCATCACGGCAACGCCGGAAAGGAAGAAGTGACAGCCTATGTTTGAATTATATGACACCGTCGTCCTTCTGGAAGACGACCATGACACCGGCGTCAAAGCCGGCACAGAAGGGACCGTCGTCTATATCCAGGGCAACGGGGAAGCCTACACCGTCGAGTTCTTCGACGAAAACGGGGACACGATCGAAGACGCCCTGTTCAAGGACTTCCTTCCGTCACAACTGAAGAAGAAGTAAACGTCGGCCGACCGGCCGGCGTTTTCTTATACCCTTTTCCAGGTGGAACAGGCGTCGCCTTCGGGCGGCGCCTTTTTCATAATACAAGCCGCACCCGCCCGGCGACCAGGCGGGACCGCAAAGGGCGTGGAAGCCGCCATATAAACAGCGGAGAAAGGAACACCTATGATCATTGAAGGAATCAGAAATCTTCTGGGCGAAGACCTGGCGAAACAGGTCGAAGCGGCGCTGAAGGGCAAGGGCAAGGACGGAAAGGACGTCGACCTGGTGATCGGGAACGACGGGACCTTCGTTCCGGCCGAAAAGTACAACGGCGCCAACAGCGGGAAGGCCAGCGCGGAAAACGCCCTGAAGGCGGCCGCGGAAGCCCTGAAGGCTGTCGGCGGTTCCGGCGATCCGGCAAAGATTGCGGACGACGTCAAGGTCGCGAAGGAGAAGTTCGACACCCTTCAGACGACCCACGCCGCCGAACTTGCGAAGATCAGCAAGCGGTCCGCCCTTCAGATGGCCTTGAACGGGAAGGTCTATGACCCTTCCGACATCATCGGCCTTCTGGACATGGACAAGATCGAAGTCAGCGACGACGGAAGCCTGAAAACTGACCTGGAAGGCCTTCTGAAGCCGATCAAGGAGTCGAAGGCGTACCTGTTCAAGGAAGACCCCGCAAAGACCCCGCCCGTCCACGGCGCGACGCCGGCCGATCCTGGCCCGAAGACGCCGCCGGCGGCCGGCAAGGTAGACGGCCCCGTCTGCCTGTAAACCACACCACCAAAAACGAAAGGAATGATACACAATGGCAAGAACTAAAGCTATCAGCCTGATCCAGAGCGGTTCCACGAAGGCCGACCTGGCCGAACTGTCCGGCCTGGTGATCGCGAACATTCAGAAGGACACCCTGGCCCAGGGCCTGAAGTCCCAGGCCTACACCGGCAACCCCGCCAGCGGTTCCGTCGAGTTCAAGCGATTCAAGAACAGTGCGTCCCAGCCCTACGGCACCGCGCGCACCGCGAACAAGGGAACCGCGATCACCGTTCCCCCGACCCCTGTCAACCTGGACACCCACCGCGAGATCGTCGAGGAAGCCGCGAAGTTCGACCTGGACACCTTCGGCGTGACGAACATCATGGCGCGCCGCGCCGACAACCACGTCGACACCGTGGCCGCGGAGTTCGACGCCGCCTTCTTCCAGACCGCCTTCGACGCCGGCACCGCCTACACCCCCGACGCCAGCGCCACGATTGAGGAAATCCTGGAAGGCCTGATCCAGAGCGTGGAAACCGTGAAGAACGACTACGTCCGCGGCGTTCCCCGTAACCTGATCCGCCTGGTTCTGGACCCCGTCACCTACGGCAAGGCCAGAAACTACCTGGACAAGAACACCAACAACGCCAACGTCGACACCGCGGCGGAGGACTTCGCCATGTTCCACGGCGTCCGCGTCTATTCCTCCATCAATCTTCCCGTGAAGACCGAAACCGTGGAGTCCACGAAGACGAAGACCACCACCTGTCACGGTGTCGCCATGATCGAAGGCGCGATCGCCCAGCCGGCGGTCATTTACCCCTACAAGGAGCCGGAGAAGATCCCCCTGTCCAACGACTACGGCGTTTCCATGTTCTTTGACTACGGCACGAAGGCCCTGACCCCCGACCTGATCTTCACCTACTCCACCAGCGTCACTTCCGCCTGATCGGCGTGACGCCCGTTTGAAAGGAGGAACAGAACGTGAAGTTCAAGCACATTAGAACCGGCGCGATCCTGGAACCCCATAGCGACTTCGTTCTGGAACAGTTCCAGAAGTCCCCTGACCTGATCCCCTTCGACGATCCGGAGCCTGTCGCCGCCCCTGGTGACGGCGACAAGCCCCTGTCGAAGTTCACGAAGGGCGAACTTCTGGAAATGGCCCAGGAAGCCGGAATCGCGGTCCCTGACGGCGCGAAGAAGGCGGAGATCATCGACCTGATCGAAGCCCTGAAGCAGAACTGACGGGGCCGCCGAAAGGTGGTCTATCATGCTGAAAGAAATCCTTGCTTCCCTGGAAGGCCTGACCGACCTTGAAAGGGCCGAAGTCCTTCGGACGCTTATGTCCGGACAGACGGTCCTTCAGAAGGTCAAAACCCTTCTGGGGATCACCACGGAGGACCAGGACGACGTTCTGGAATATGTGATCCAGACCGTTCAGACCCTGGTCCTTCGCTATATCAACTGGGACGAACTCCCCCTGGAACTGGAAAACGTCCTGGCTGTCATGTGCGTCAGCTACTACAAGGCCGCCGGACTGGGAACCACCGCGGCGGCGCCTGGGGCCGTGTCTTCCGTGAAGCGCGGCGACGTCCAGACGTCCTTCGCGGTCGGTTCCGGTTCTTCCGGATCGGCCGGCACCTTCAACCTGGGAAACGACAACGGGGACTTCTTCGGCTGGAAGACGGTCCTGAATGAATACCGGAAGTTAAGGTGGTGACGGAATGGCCTTCGGAAGCCCCGCGGCGGAGCGCGCCGCGATCGAAAGCACCTATGAAGACACCGCCACCGTCTACCGGACAGCACCAAAAAGGGGCGCGAACGGCCTGTCCGCAAGCGTCCCCGACGTGGTGTATTCTGGTATCATTTGCGCGCTGTCGTATTCAGGTACAAACAGCAGTATGCAGACAAACGCACAACAGAACATCGACCACGACGCCGTCGTCTTTGCCGGTCCGGACCTGAAGGTCCTTCCTGGCGACACGATCGTCGTGAAGCGGTTCGGTCGCGACGACCCTTCCAGCACCCAGGAAGTGACGTTCGAAGTGATCGGCCGCCCGTCGATGTATGCCACCCACCAGGAAATCAAAGTAAAGGACGGTGATCTGTCGTGACCTTGAACGACTTCCTGGAAGCGATTGCGAAGAAGCTGATCGCCAGGTGGCCCGTCCGTCACGTCTTCGTCAACCGGATTCCGGCCGAAGCTGACGGGAACTTCTATGTCCGCGTGATCGAAACCACCCAGGAACAGAAGCTGGACCGCCGCCGCGTCAGGACGACGCGGTTCGAAGTCTGCTATCTTCAGGCGGACAGGGACAACCTGTCCTTCAATACCTGGTTGGAAGCTATGCTGGACGACTTCGAAACCCTTTCCGTCTTCGAGAAGACCGAGGACGGGACGGACGTCTTCCGGTCGCTTCGGCTGACGAACATCGCGGCAAACCAGGACGGCGACGAACGGTTCTTTTCCTTCCGCTTCGACGCCAGACTGAACTTCGTGATCACGCCCGACGTGATCCCGTCCATGTATTATCTGGATCAGAACAACACGATCAGATCGGAGGTCTGACAAATGGCCCAGAAGAAAAAGACCGTCGCCGTCGACCAGGAAGCGCCGGTCTTCACAAAGGAACAACTGGTCAAGTCTAAAACCCTGGGCGTCCCCCAGGACGCCGTCGCGGCGATCCTGAAGGACGGCCAGACCTACACACGGGAAGAAGCGGTCCGCCTTGTGACCGACTTCCTTGAAAGGAGCGTGTAACTATGCCTATTGGTGGAGGTTCTTTCACCGTACAGAACAAGGTCCTTCCTGGTGCTTACATCAACTTCGTGAGCATGGGGACCAACGCCAAAATGGGGGAACGCGGCGTCGCGGCCCTTCCCCTGGAACTGAACTGGGGACCTGAAGGCCAGGTCTTCAAGCTGGACGCCGCGGACTTCAACGCGACCAGCATGAAGGTCTTCGGCTACGATCCCACCGACGCGAATATCCTTCTGGTCCGTGAAACCATGAAGCGCGCGAAGACCCTTCTGATCTACCGCGTGAACGGCGGCGGCACGAAGGCCAGCGCCACCGTCGGCGGAATGACCGTGACCGCGAAGTATGGCGGCACCCGCGGCAACGCAATCAAGGTCGCCGTGATCACCAACGTCGACGACGCCACGAAGGCGGACGTCGTGACCTATCTTGACGATATGGTCATGGACAGCCAGACCGTCGCGAAGTCCGGCGGCGCCGCTTCCCTGGTCGCGAACGACTTCGTCACCTTCGGCACCGTCGCCACCCTGGCCGCCGCCACCGCGACCCCCCTGACCGGCGGCGCGAACGCCACGGTCAACGCCGCGAAGCACACCGCCGCCCTGACCGCTTTCGAAGTGGAAACCTTCAACGTGATCGGCTACCCTGGCACCGTGGAGGACATCAAGTCCCTGTATGCCGCCTTCGTCAAGCGTCTTCGTGACGACGAAGGGAAGAAGATCGTCGGCGTCCTGTATGGCTACGACGGCGACAATATGGGCCTGATCAACGTGAAGAACGGAGTCGTCCTGACCAACGGGACCACCATCACCGGCGACAAGGCCGTCGCCTGGGTGACTGGCGCTTCCGCCGGCGCGGAAGTGAACGAGTCCCTGACGAACACCGCCTACGACGACGCCGTGGACGTCGACATCAAATACACGAAGTCCCAGTTCGAAGCCGCGATCAAGGCCGGCGAGTTCGTATTCTATGCCGACTACGGGAAGGCCCGTGTCCTGACGGACATCAACAGCCTGACCACCATCGGCCAGAATATGTCTTCCGACTGGGTGTCGAACCGCGTCGTCCGCGTCATGGACGGCTGGGCGAACGACGTCGCCCGTATCTTCGGCGAGTCCTATATCGGCCTGGTGACGAACAGCGACACCGGCCGCCAGCTTTTCAAGGCTGACCTGGTGTCCCTGGCCCTTCAGTATCAGTCGATCGACGCGATCAGTAACTTCAAGTCCGACGACATCACCGTTCAGCAGGGCGACGGCAAACGCGACGTCGCGGTCGACTGCGCCCTTCAGCCGAACGACAGCATGGAAAAGCTGTATATGACCGTCGTCGTGAACTGACGAAAGGAGTGACCCAGAATGAAGACTTTGAACGCACCTGATACCATTTCCGGCAAGGCCGGCCGTGCCTACGCAAAGATCAACGGCAACAACGAAGAACTGTTCTTCGCGAAGACCATCGAAGCCACCGTCGAGAAGAACAAGTCCGAAGTGAAGGCGATCGGGAAGCGCATGACGGGCCATAAGACCACCGGCGCCAACGGGACCGGCTCCATGACCCTTTATTACATGACGCCCCTGTTCCGCGAACTGATCCGCCAGTGGAAGGAAACCGGCGTGGACGTCTACTTCGACATGGTCGTCGAGAACGACGACGAAGAGTCCGCCGCCGGCAAGCAGACGACCCTTCTGATCGGCTGTAACCTGGATTCCGTGATCCTGGCGAAGCTGGACGGCGACAGCGACGACGCCCTGGACGAAGACGCGGACTTCACCTTTGAGGACTTCGACATTCTGAAGGCCTTCAATAAGATTTAACCACCACCACTCAGAAGGAGGAATTACAAATGGGTAAGCTTCAGGAATTTCTTATGCAGAGCGAAGAGCGCGCACAGGTGACGGCGGAAGTCGCGATCAGCGGCTTCCCCGTCCCCTTCACCGTCAAGTCGATCACAGAGGGCGAGAACAAGGCTCTTCGGAAGACCTGTCAGAAGGTGAACTTCGACAAGAAGACCCACCAGAAGACCACGGAAACCGATATGGACCTTTACAATAACCGCCTGGTGATCGCCTGTTGCGTGGACCCGAACTTCAAGGACGCCGACCTTCAGGCGAAGTATGGCGTCATGGGCGCCGAAGCCCTGATCGACGTCCTTCTGAAGCCTGGACAGTTCGTCGACCTTCTGGTCGCGATCCAGGACGTCAACGGCTTCACCGACGACGTGAACGACCTTCGCGAAGAAGCAAAAAACTGATCACCGGTGGAGAGCGTGAGGAAGACGCGGACGGCGAAGCCGTCTATGCACACTACGCCCTTCACCGGCTGAAAATCCTCCCTGGCGCGCTGATGGCCCTTCCCCTTCGGGAGCGGGCCTTCATTTATGCTTCCATCGACCTTCAGGTCGAGAAGGAGAAGAAGGAACAGAAACGGGCCGCGGCGCGGCGGGGGAAGAAAGGACGGTGATGAACCGTGCCTGGTGTTTCGACACCTATGACGATCCGCGACGGTATGTCCGCGAAGCTGAAGCGGATCACGTCCGCCTTTCAAAAAATGGAGCGCGCCGCCAGGTCTGCGGACAAGGCCACCCAGGCCGTGAACCCTGGTCGGACACTGGAAAACAGCGCGTCTTTGATCGACCGCGCCAGAAAGCGCCTGGACGCCTTTATCAACAGGCAGAGGGACGCCGGCAAGGGGGCGGAAGAAGTTTCCGACGCCTGGTCACGAACGGAAGGCCTAATCAAGAAGGCCCTGGCGGTCTTTTCGGTCGCCGCCGTCAAAGGCCAGATTCAAAAGGCCCTGGAAGAGTTTTCGAACCAGTACAACGCCGAAGTCCAACTGGGCGTCGTTATGAAGAACGCCGGCATGGACCAGAAAGCCTTCGACGCGATCCGCGACAGGGCGTCCGCCCTTGAATCGAAGACTACCTTCGGCGGCGACACCTTCGTCGCCGGCGCGGCCGAACTGGGAACCTATCTGAAGGACCCCGAAGCCCTTTCCGCGGCTATGGGGACCCTTGCCAACTACGCCGCCGGCATGGGCGGCCCGTCTGTGGATCAAAGCCAGATGGTCGAATACGCGACCCAGCTTGGCAAGGCCTTAGATGGCACCTATGACGGCCTGAAGAAGAAGGGCTTCGAACTGACTGAAGCACAGCAGAAGATCATAGAAACCGGAACCGACATGGAAAAGGTCGCTGTGATCAACGACGTGATCAATCAGTCCTGGAAGGGACTGGCCGAGTCCTACGCCAACACCCCCACCGGCAAGATCGAGCAGTTCAAGAACAAGATCGGCCAACTGTACGAAGCGGCTGGCCAGAAGCTGGTCGGCGGCGTCATGCGCCTTCTGACGGCGGTGACGAACCTTCTGGACACTCTTCAGAACACCGGCGCCCTGGACGGCGTCTGTGTCGTCCTGAACGTGATCATGGGCCTTCTGGGCTATGCGGCGACCGCCGTGTCCTGGATCGCCCAGGTGGTCGTCGACAACTGGCCCACCGTGTCCGCTATCCTGACGGCAATCGCGATCGTTCTTCTTCCGGCCATGATCTCCCGCCTGTGGGCTACCGTGGCGCCTGTCCTGGCCCAGGCCGCGGCCTGGGCGCTTGCAAATGCGCCGCTTATTATGATGATCGCCCTGGTCGCCCTTCTGATCTCCGCCGCAATGGACGCCGGCGTCACCATTGAAGACGTCGTGGGCTTCGTTGGCGGCCTTCTGGGCGGCCTGTATGCCTTCGGCTACAACCTGATCGCCGACATTTGGAACTTCATCGCCACATTTGCGGAGTTCTTCGCGAACGTCTTCGTCGATCCGATCGGTTCCATTGAACGCCTGTTCCTGGGACTGGCGGATTCCGTCCTGGGCGTCCTGGAAACCATAGCGAACGCGATCGACGCGGTCTTCGGATCGAGCCTGTCGGACGCCGTCGGCAACTGGCGAAGCGGCCTTCAGGCGAAGATCGAAGCCAGCTATGGAGAAAACGCCGTCCGCTATGACCGTATGGAGAAGATCGACACGGCCAGCACGGCGGCCGCCTGGTCCACCGGCGCGAAGGGAATCGCGAACAACCTTTCCCAGATCACCGGCAAACTGGACAGCCTGACTTCTTCCTGGGACGTGTCCCGCTCCACCGGCACGATCAACGGCGGGGACCTGGACAGCGTCGGTTCCGTCGGCAAGATCGACAGCGACGTCAATATCGCCGACGAAGACCTGAAGTTCCTTCGCGACGTGGCCGAAATGCGCTATGTCCAGAACTTCGTCACCCTGACCCCGACCGTCGCGATGGACGCCCAGATCAGCGAACGCGTGGACCTGGACGACGTCGTCAGCGCGATCGAACGGAAGCTGGAAGGTGAGTTCATCGCCGCCGCGGAAGGAGTGTATAACTAATGAGCCGATACAGAATGACCCTGATCGCGGGGGGACGGGAAATCAACATTCCCGTCCTTCCCGCTTCCCTGAAGGTGTCTTCCCCTGGCAAGAACGAACGGACGACCGTCCTTGAACTGGGCGAAGTCCTGATCCTTCGGAAGAAGGGGCTTCGGACCATCGAATGGGACAGCTTCTTCCCGAAGTCCAGCGCCCCCTATATCACGGGCCAGGTCCGGAACCCGACCGCCATTATCCAGGCGATCCAGTCCGCCAGGGACGGCCGGACACCCCTTCGCTTCCTGATCACCGGAACGGACCTGGACATGAACGTCAAAATGGGAGTGGAGTCCTTCGAGTACGAAGAGCGGTCCGGCGAACTGGGGGACTTCTACTATTCGATCAAGCTGTATGAATGGCGGGACTATTCCGCGAAGCGGATCACCCTCCCCGCCCAGAAGTCGGAGCCGGCGAAGGCCCAGGAACCGACCAGGGCCGGCCAGCCGGCCAGCAAACCGAAAACCTACACCGTGAAGTCTGGGGACTGCCTGTGGAACATCGCGAAGGCGCTGTACGGCAACGGGGCGGACTACACGAAAATCTATAACGCCAACAAGGGGACGATCGGGAAAAATCCGAACCTGATCTACCCTGGACAGACGTTCACGATCCCCTGATATGGGTATCTCTATTCTTTACCAGAACAACGTGACCGGCGCCGCGCATGACGTGACGACGCTGATCACGGCGGCAAAGTGGACGACGAAAAGGTCCGGTTCCCCCGCTTCCCTGACCGTGACCGCGATCGTCGACGACGCCGTGGCGTGGAACCCTGGCGGGATTCTGGTCCTGAAGAACGGTTCCACGGGCCTTTTTTATGGCTACGTCGTGAAGATCAGCCAGAGCGAAAAGGACCAGGTCCAGATCACAGCCTACGATCAGACCTGGTATTTGAAGAAAAACAAGGAAACCTATGTCTTCACCGGCAAGCGCGCCGACCAGATCGTGAAGCAGATCGCCGAAGACTTCAAGCTGAAGACCGGCACCCTGGCGAACACCGGCTACGCGATCCCCTCCATGATTGAGGACGGCCAGACGCTTTTCGACATCGCCCTGAAGGCAATCGACCTGACCCTGATCAACACGGGGAAAATGTTCGTCCTGTGGGACGACTTCGGTTCCCTGGCGATCACGGACGTCGAAACGGCGAAGCTGGACCTGTTCGTGGGCGACGGGAGCCTTGCCACCGGCTACACCTACGACCAGGACATAGATTCCGACACCTACAACAAAATCAAGCTGGTCAAGGACAATAAGACCACCGGCAAACGTGACGTCTACATCTACCAGGATTCGAAGAACATGACCCTGTGGGGAATCCTTCAGGACTATGAAACGGTCGACGAAAGCATGAACGAAGCCCAGATCAAAGAGCGGGGCGCGAAAATGCTGGAACTTTACAACCGGCCGTCGCGGTCCTTCAGCCTGAACGCGATCGCGGACCTGTCCGTCCGTGCCGGCCGCGTCCTGTATATCGGGATCGGCGCCGTGGGCGTGAAGTCCTTCTTCCTGATCGAGGAAGCCACGCATGACCTGTTGAAGGAAACAATGACCCTGAAATTGAAGGTGGTGTGACATGGGCCTTTTAGACACGATGAAGAAAGTCGCGGAGAACACCAACGCCGCCGGCGCGCCGACGGCCTGGTTCTTCGGGAAGGTGACGAAGACGTCGCCCCTGACGATCCGCGTGGATAACCGCTTCGACATATCCGGCGAAGCAATCGTCGTTCCGAAGGAACTTCAGGCCGGCTACTACCCCACACACTACCACACCGGCATGAAGGGCGGCCCTTCCACCGAAGAGAAGGGCGGCGGGAGCGGCGAAGCGGCCTTCGCTTCCCATTCCCACGTCCTGAAGAGCAACTACCAAACCAACACCGACAAAACGTCGGAATACTATTACGGACTGGCCGTCGGCGACAAGGTGATCCTTCTTCGGAACCAGGGCGGACAGGCCTTTCTTGTCCTGGGGAGGGTGTGACCTATGATTCCTAACGCGACCACCGTGAAGATCGGCGAAGACCTGGAAGTCCAGACCGCCGCCGAAGCCCCTTCGCGGACCTACAAGATCGACTTCGACGCCGGCCGCGTCGGCGGCTTCTGCGATGAAACGGAAGCCATGAAGCAAGCGATCTATAAAATCCTTCAGACGGAGCGGTTCGCCTACCTGATCTATTCCTGGAACTATGGAATTGAACTGGACGCAGTCGTCGGAAAAAGCTATCAGGTGTTTGAAAGTGAAATCAAGCGCGTGATCACCGAAGCCCTTCTGGCGGACAGCCGGATCACCGACGTCACCGACTTCGAAGTCACCCAGATCGACAAGCGGACGGCGTCCGTGAAGTTCACCGCCGAAACCATCTTCGGCGAAATCCCTATCGAAAGAGAGGTCGGCGACAATGCTGTATGAGAACATGACCTTCGAAAACATCATGGACCGGTGCCTTTCCCGCGTGGCCGCTTCCATCGACAAGCGGGAAGGTTCGGTCGTCTACGACGCGATCGCGCCGGCGGCCGCCGAACTGGCGATCATGTATATCGAACTGGCCTACCTTCTGGACCGTGCCTTCCCCGACACAGAGGAAGGCGACGACCTGACCCTGAAGTGTCAGGAACGAAGCGTCTTCCGAACGCCGGCCACGGCCGCGGTCCGGAAGGGCTACTTCGAGGACGGGGACGGCGGGGCGATGGACGTCCCGATCGGTTCCCGCTATTCCGGCGACGCCCTGAACTACGTCGTGACAGAGAAGATCGCCACCGGCCAGTTCAAACTTCTGTGTGAAACGGCCGGAGCCGCCGGCAACCAGTACCAGGGGAACCTTTTCCCGATCGACTATGTGGAAGGCCTGGGCGCCGCGCGTCTGGCCGACATTCTGATCAACGGCGAAGACGAAGAGAGCGACGCCGACCTTCTGGCCCGATATAAGGAAAGCCTGGAATCCCAGGCATACGGCGGCAATATCGCCGACTACCGGACGAAGGTCGAACTGCTTCAGGGCGTGGGCGCTGTGAAGGTGTTCCCCGTCTGGAACGGCGGCGGGACCGTGAAGATCGTCTTCGTGAACAGCGACTGGGGCGTCCCGTCTTCGACCCTGGTCGACACCGTCCAGACCGCCGTCGACCCCACCCAGAACCAGGGCGAAGGCGCCGGGATCGCGCCGATCGGCCACGTCGTCACCGTCGTCGGCGTCACCGGAACGGCGATCAGCGTGTCCTTCAAGCTGACCTTCGCCACCGGCTACGCCTGGGACACCGTGAAGACCGCCGTCACGAAGGCAATCCAGGACTACTTCGTGGCCCTGGCGAAGGACTGGGCGAACCAGTCGGGGATCACCGTCCGCGTGTCCCAGGTGGAAACGAAGGTCCTGTCCGTGGACGGCGTGATCGACATCACAGGGACGACGATCAACGGCGGAACCCAGAATATCGTCCTGGCGTCCGACGCGATCCCCGTCATGGGAGGGATCACGAATGAAACTTAAAGACTACTGGCCGCGCTGTCTTCAGGACCTGGTCGAGTTCCAGCAGATCGCCAACGCGGAACAGCCGGAGTTCGAAACGGCCCTGGACGACGTCAGGACGGCCGCTGACGACTTCTTCCTGGCGACCCTATCCGAATATGGGTGTCAACGCTGGGAAGCCATCATGGGCCTTCATACGGCCGACGGGGACACCCTGGAAGCGCGCCGCGAACGGATTCTGATCAAGTACCTTGACCAGCTTCCCTATACATACAGGACCCTTCTGAAGTACCTGAAGACCATCACGGACGACTTCACCGTCACCCTGGACGAAAACGCCTATGACCTGTTCATTCGAATCCGCCTGGAAGGCTATTCCCAGCGGGACGCCCTGATCGCCACCCTGGGCCAGATGATCCCCGCGAACCTGGTCCTTCGGCTGAAGGCAGACATTCCCCAGACGGACGAACCGGCCCAGACGGCGGCCTGTTCCGCTATGGTCACGATGAACCGGCACGTCTACACGCCGGCCACATAAGGAGGAAAACCACATGGCAAGATTTAAGTCTATCGTCACGGACGCCGGAGCGGCGGCCCTGACGGCCCTGATTGCGGCCGGAAAGCCGCTGATCCTGACCCGTGCGGCGGCCGGAAGCGGCGTCGCCACCGTCAGCCCGAACACCCTGGCGGACCTGGTGACGCCGGAGAACGTCGCCGTGAGCCTGGGCGAAAAGGATCTGATCGAGGGCGACCCCGCGATCATGCGAATCCCCGTCCAGGTGACGAACGAAGCCCTGGACGCCCCTGTCTGGATCAGGGAAGTCGCCGTCTACGGGAACACCATCGACAACACAGAAGTCATGTTCTGCTATGGCTGGCTGGACGGCGACGACAGCGACAACGTCCTTCCGGCGACGTCCTTCGAGGAAGACGCCGACACCGTCCATATCCACGACCTGGCCGTCTTCGTGACGAACCAGGAAGCCGCGTCCGTGTCCGTACAGGTGGCCCCTGGTTCCTATGTCACCCGTGAGCAAATGACCACCTACGCGGCGCCCCTGGTCCACACCCAGGCCGCGGACACTGTCAACGAAACCACCGGAGAGAACACGGAACAGGTCCAGCGCCGCCAGGACAGCGACATCGAAGCGATCAAGGAGCAGTTGAACACTGGCTTCACCGGAACCACCGTGACCCACACCTTCGCCCCCGCGCAGCTTTCCTACTGGAAGGGCTATGACGGGACCGGAGTTCCCGAAGGGATTCTGGACCAGACAAGGAACCGCCTGTATCTGTGACCAGGATCGCCGCCACGCCGTCGGAAACATCTTGCCTTATATCGAACCTATTCACGGAACTTCGTCCCGTGTGCGGCTTCTGTGAGGGCGACAGCGTGGTTCTTTGCGGCGTTACCTATGACGGGACGGAAGAAGCCGTGGTCCTTCGGGACTACGGCTTCGACTTTACCGGCGACGGCGCCGTGATCGAGAATATCCGGAATCGAAGGTGTATCA